CATAGACTTGAAACGCATCATAGCGGTGTAATCACCAAGATAGATTTCACCAGTGGAGGCATCCCTAGAACTAGGATACGTGATAGATTGTGGATCCTCACGAAGATTAGTAGCTTCGCCAAAGTAAGCCGGGTCCAAGGTAATCTGATTGAATAAATAATCAGTTGTTGTATGTTCCAAACCGCCAATATACGCTCCAATCTCGCCTTCCACATAAGGAAAGGGCAACGAATAGGCCATCACACCAAACCTCTTAATAAGTTGGCGCAAGTTTGTAATTTTCTCTCCAACGGACAACTCCTCAAAACCAGTAAGACTAAGAGGAGGAGCTTCGAAAACTTTGACACTATCGTCTTGAACTTGTTCGTTATGTGAAGTAGCGGAAGTAGTCTGGTTGAAAATCTGAGCACGAGGTAAGTCCTCTTCCTCAAGTAGAGTGGGAGTTACTGGATACGAGTGTACGGCATAATCACCAAAATTAGGAACGGCAAAAGCTATGTCATCCGCTCCACTAATCCAAACATTCATGGGCACGGTGTCAGTAACAGAATCACTGGCACGGCGCAAGGCAGTGAGAACCTCAATGGTTATAAACCCAGTCATCGAAGTTTCTTTGCCAGCAAAAGAAGTTTCCTTACCGACTACAACATGTTTCCAGGGTACATTAGATACATAAGGAACCGTGAAAGAAATCTCCGAAGAAACGGACAAATCCAGCACCCAATTATATGCATTCTGAAAAGTAGAAGCGGTAGTATTTGCAGTGCTAATTCCAGCATGATATGTAATCCTAAGTCGGCCTGTGTGGAAAGCAGTCTTAGCAACAGTAAGCCGATAGGTAAGACCCCCACGCCAGAAGGAAAACATTGAAGCCAAGTATCCCAAAGTAGTAGGGTAAACGATATTTGCTGGATTACCCACATATTTATTGTTAACTATTCCGGGTGCAACGGGAAATTGATAGAGTATGGATTCAGGCTGAGCTGAGGACTTCCAAGAAATTGTGTCTGAAAAGATACTAGACTTCTTCGCGATATAAGTAATGTCCATTTCATCTACTTTACTAGAAAATACGCTATCAGAATAAGTTAATCCATTGTCTGGCATCGCGGCAAGTTTAACTGAATTATCAATTCCATTAGCATTGGTATATCCTTTGGCAGGAATTGGGGCAAAAGATTCCAATTTTGCCATATCAGTAGGTTTGTTCCAACCAAAAGTTGAAGCAGCACCTGAAATAGCAGTTGAAACCCAATCCACGGCTCGAGCTGCAGGACCAAACACGGGTACATCGCTCATAATACGAGCAGTTGTAGAAACAGCATTGGCAACCTCACTAATAGGTTTGGAAGCGGTAGCTGATTCTTCAGAGCCAATTTGGGCGCGGGGAAGCGAAGCGAGAGTAGGAACAGTAACAGGAGAAGATGTAGGCATAGCAAGATCTATGTCCTCAAACCAAGCATAGACGGAATAAGAAGCACCACTACCAGCGGGAATAGATGAAGAACCATCCTTAATGAGATTAAGGGGAACAATGAAGCATTCGCCCATACTACCTTGAGTATTAACTAAATTATAATGAGATAGTGGAGCGCAATAGGGAATTTTAATCTGGGCAGGAGAATTAGAAGCTAAATCAATTTCAACACCAGGATAACCTGTAATATTGGGGAAGAAAATATCTGTACCTGGATTAAATGTTGTACCCAACTTAGCCATAGCCTGACGATTGCAAGTTGAATCAAAAGGAGCAAAGAACATCCAATATCGTCCACTCATAAAAGGGGTAGCGTTTATCAGGAGACGGACACACACATTGGCGCGGAAATAAGCGAAATAATTAAGTTTGTCTACAACATTCGGAGATTTCTGGAGGATTATGTCGGGAAATTTAAACTTAAAACCACCCAACTCAGGGGAAAGAGGAGTACTAATAAATTCACCTTGCTTAATCAATACAGGTCGAGACAAAATGTCCTTAATAGAGTGCATTCGAGTTTCATCTCCCATTGTTAACCATTGTAAGTCTTTAGAAATCATAGGTTTAGAATATTCCATAAGAGTAGAATCATCGGCAAAAGTAGTCGTTTGTTGAATGTCCAGGGAATCAGGGGAAAGATTTTCAATGTTTGTAGCGACTTCTTGAGTTTACTAACTTGTAAGGCTGAGTCAAGCTTCTTACTTTAAAGCGCCGGATCAATAGCCTATATTTATAGTGGCACACATTAATCAATAGAATAAACAAAGAATATTCTCCACTTGCATAAGCAACCTTCCATCGGGCTTTGCTGCTTGTCTCGTACGGCGAATGAGAACAAGCCCCTGGAGAAGGATTTAAGATGCAGCACAAAGACCTTGCATCTTGAGAAGAGCTGAGGTCCTGTACTCTGAAAGAGTCATGAGCTGCGGTTGTTCTTCGAGCGTTCTTCCGGCAGCTCGAAATATTTGAATCCAATGATCAAAGACTTCATCAGGATGGAGACTAAGCTCGAACGCTGCAGTTTCCATATTTTCGCGGGTTTTGGCTTCCTCATCCATATCCCCTCGAATCCAGTTTGTCATCTCAAGCACGGTCTCCAATGAAAGAGGAGCACGATGCAATCCGGAAGCATCACGAAGAAATGTTCGCTTGAGAAAACTGATGTCACCAAGGGTTCGAAACGGAGTAAGTTCGCCACTTTTGGTTTCATCAGTGTATGTCATCCCAAATTCGGCATAACCAGCAGCAATAGTAACCTGGTTAAAAATATCAATGACACGATCTGAGATATTGACAATATTGTCATCTCCATATGCGATCATTGCAACGTTACGATTGAACGCTTGCATGTTCTTCAATTCTTGAGGAACAACAAGCATCCACACGTAGCGCATCGACAAGGAGTTATAGATGGAATTAATAATCGCCGTCAGAGGACATCCAGATGGCTGAGAGTGTGTCCAAATCTAAACTGAATTGTCGAACACATGGACGGAATTGACAATTTCGCACCACAGAACTTCCCGGATAAGCGCAGCTTCCCCACCATCACCATAAAACTGATTGATGATGTCGAGAATGGCCCACAAGATCTCACTGACGAGAGTTCCGTCAAAGTTGGAAAAGTCTCCAGCAATCACTTTCTTACCTTTGCTCTGCATTCGTTCTGCAATACAATGCCAATCCATAGAATAGACATTTGTGCCAACTGCGATCTCATTATGAACGCGGTTCTTTGCGCAGTGCGAAGCAAAGCCAAGAAAGTACTTACGGAAAACCAGCGTGTAGCACATTGGTCCTGCGGAGAAAACTCTCGTCTTGACGTCCTTGATCTTATGTAGAGGACGACGCTCATCCTTAAGAGTATCAGTCCAAATGGTAGGTGTCCGAATGGCTTTGGCAGCATTTATCTCGATGAGATTCATCTCTGCTTCGATGTCAGGCGGCAGAAGATATTCATCAGTGCCGAGCCATTTCTGCTTGCCTTTGCCAACTCCCCTGATTTCACGCACCAATGGAAAACCAGGAGAAGTCGTTCGCGTGATACCAGGAGCAAAATCATCCAATTCAATTCCAGCAACAGCTTCTTGATTGGTAAGAACGCGCCTGTGATCAGGATCACTCCTCTCAGACAACAAGCGAGAAACATCATTCACGCATGCGTCCAAAAGGCTAAGATTAAGGGAAGGAGGCACCGATCCTGACTTCTTCAAACCATTCATAAGAGGATCAATGCGTTTCCCATCCTTCCAAACACTAGTGAGAACGCTAGGTGCGGTGGTTGATCTTGCGATCTGTTCGAAGATAGCACTCTTGCGAAGCTTCGTCTTAAGGGGACGCGGAACGGAGTAAATGGGATTTCCCACACACACAAAGTTTCCTTCTGGCATAATAATATGAGACGAAGCTTTGTCTAAAATTGGTTCCAAGTCGAGGCAAATTTGGGCAGTTGGGGAAAATTTCTTAAGTGCCTCTTCCAAATCTGAACGGTTTAGGGGAGACCCAAATCCTCGGCCCACGCTGCCAGCAATATGTATCGCCATAATCTTGTGTTGGATAGCATGTCCAATTCCAACCATCACACTGCCACAGTCCCCGGGAACGGTCTCAAACTCATAAGAATAGTACGATCGCACACTGAGCACCTGGTCATACTCATTAGTGTATCTCAAAGGCTTATCGTGCGCTGTAGCCATCCCGTACTTTAAATATACAACATTCTTGCAACTAGGATTCACGAGAACGACTGGAAGCTTGCTTATAGCCATATCCTCAGATGAAGCGACATTTTTAAGAATCTGAGGGTGATTCGGAAAACGCTTTGGGAACTCGATCAAGAGTTGATCCTTAGACGCTGCGTCTCGTCCTAAAACTTGATGATAAATCAAATCCGAGATCTTAAAAATAAAACCGTCGGGCATAGAAGAACTAGTAAGCTTCACATGAGAGTTTTTCTCAAGATATGGAACCAAATGGGCGACGGTGAGTCCAATTCTTCCAGTTAGAATCACAATCTTCAAGGATAAAAGAAAATTCTCACCATCACCAACTGCAATCTGGTAGACATTATTGCGCACCTTTTCCGAGACCTCATGGGCGCCTTGATCACTCCGAAATTCAGCTTCGACAGTGATTTTCTTTCTACGCAAGGTCTTCGGATCTCCTGAGGTCGTGAGCTGAACTCGCATAACACGCTTTTTAGTGCGCGGGTCCCCAGAAGCGGATAGCTCTTCAGAGACATACTCACCCAATCGACTTTCCTTGAGGCAATCCATTTGTTCTTCCGAAAAGAAACTAGAAATGGGTTTCGCATCCACACTTTCAGTTGATAACACGTCACGTCGAGAAAAGACAATAGTTTGTTGCGCCTCATCAAAGA